CACAACCATGTCTGGTTTCTTCTTAGAGATCTCCGTCCTTCCTATTTTCGCTGTAATGCACATCAAACTCTCCGCCTGGATATCGTGCCTTGAGTTTCTCCACGTTTTCCTCCACTACTTCGTTAGGGTCAAGATCCAATGCTCTGCAAGTATTAACCCAATACCAAAGAATATCGCCCAGTTCTCGTTTAAGGTGAAAGCGAACATCCTCGTTCCAAGGTTTGCCTTGGAATATAACCTTTTTAATAATTTCATTTAGTTCTCCAGTTTCTGAACTCAAACCGATGCCACCAGTAAGCAGTAATGAAACATTGCACGGTGCTTCGTCCTGCACTTCTGCTTCTGTTTTGTGTGCATAGCCACTTAGATATCCCAAGCGTCCATACAAGCGATTTGGATCATTTGATTCGTCAGATGTAACCTTTTCTACGAATTCCTTGTATTTGTTTAGATCAATGTTAGACAATTTAAACTCCTCTAATTTACATATATTATATACTATCTGTTAATTACTGTCAAGCAATCTGGTAAATATTTTTATAACAATCGTTATGCAAAAGGAGAATCCCATGATTAGAAATCTTAATTTAAACCTCGAAGTAGGGCAAGAAATCCTTGTTGGCAAGAACAATAGCAAGGCTAAGATTACCAAAATTGAATTCCATCCAAAGTCAGGGGAGGTATCCATAAACACCACACGTGGGCCGAGAAAGGCATTGACCTTTAGGCTGTGTCCAGATAAAGCACTCAGTTATTAACTGCTATTTTATATCTAAATACTGTTATGAAATGGTTCATAATAGTGTTAATGATGGGAACCTATCCCGACGGCAGCAAGGATGTATTCTGGTATCAGCAACCTAAGTTTGATACAGTGGAAGAATGCAAACTTTATGTTGGCTACAATGCTGGTTCAATTAAAAGAGATATGCAGATAGAGTTTCAACTAAAACCAATAGACATGGTCTATTGTGTTCGTGAAGATAAACTTGATGTTTTTGGAGTTCCTACAGCAGTCTAATTATTAACAAATAGGCTTGGATCAATAGTGGCTGCTTCGCCGTCGTTATACTCTTTACCCCAATAGGCAAGATCGTTAGGTTTTTCTTTTTGATATGCAATGATTGCTTCAAGTTCAACTTTTTGAATTTCTAACTTATCACCGTTTTCGTCTTCTATTTTGAACTTTCTTGTCCAGCGACCATGTTCAACGAGGATCCAATCACCCACTTGATAATCCTCATTATTTTCTGGACCTTTGGCATAGACCCTACCCCATCTTGGTTTAACACCGTGGGTTTTCGCATCATCCGATGGAATATACAATCCACCTGCTGTTTTCATTTCACCAAAGTACATATCACAAATTAGTACATCGGCATGGATTGGTCTTACTTTGCCTTTAATCATTTCTCACCTATTAGTTTTTCTTTCTGTTTACTATTTCTTCTTTTACGGCTCTTGGGTTTTTCTTGTAATAATCTTGTAAAACCTGTTCTCTGGTTCTGATTACTTTTCCACCCTTGCCAATTTCATCACCGCGAGCATTTACTTTCATATTACCAACTGCTGGCAATTCTTCGTTTTTAAGATTGAGTTTCTCCATATCAATCTCTCTTCCTCGCATACTTCTAATTGTTCCCATATTATTCTCCTTTAAAGAATTCGTTTAGTGGTATATCGTATTTAATAGAATTTATCTTGTGGACCCCTAATAAATGAAGCACATAACTTGCTACGCTTGATCCACGTCCTACACCCCAAACGATATTGTTTTTTCGCAATGTATCTACTATGTATTTCATTTGTTTTAACAACATGAGTAAATTGCGTTTTTCATATTCAGCCAATTCAATCTTAACCCTATCTATTTCTTCATCTGTTCTGCACAAATCTAACACATATTTTTTGATATCCATCTCTTTATAGGCGTCTGGCATGAACCAATTATTAGGATTAAATTCTTTTTTTGGAATTGGATAACTTAAAAACTCACTTTGTATTCTATCAATATAGTTCGTTAGGTCGTCATTAGTAACACAGTGTTCCAAAATGTCAGTACCGTGTTTTGTAACGCCTTTTACTATCTGATCGATTGTGTTTGTTTTATTCCACATTAATTAGTTGATCCAAATCCTTATCATCATTTGCACGTAATTTCGATGCCATTGCTCTTCTTGTAATCTCATCTCTATATATTGTAACAAATGTTTGGAGTTGTGTCAACAGTTGACCCTTACCTAAACGTGCGGCTTGGGTATATTTTTTCCCCAATTCGGATATTCTATCGGTTAATTGTGTGTCCGATAATTGTGTTACATCTTCTTCGAAGGGGTGAAACATAATGATTAACTGAACTGTCCAATGTAGTGTAGGAAAATTTTATCTGCACTGTGTCTCCACACTTCAATAATTACAGGATCAGTGGTCGATGTAACTTCAAACGTGTGAACACCTGCTTCTGTTAATGCAGGAAAATTGGATTTTTTAGTAATTGTACCGCCTGATGTTAATACTGTTACGAGTCTCTTGGTTCCATCGCCATACAGTTCAAGAGTGACCTTGCCCATGCCAATTGGAGTAGATTCAGAAACAAAAACAGGATCTCCTGGAAAGTTTAAGAAATCCATGGTCAAATTAGCACCAACTCTGTAAATTTGATAGTTACCATTTTGGTAGTCAACAGTGGTAGGACTTGCTGTTACAGCGCCAGCATCAAATTTCTGTGTTCTGTTATTTTGGAGAAGTGCGTTTTGAATCTTGTTTAATGAAAAATCATTATCAAGATCAAGCCTTGCAGAGTCAGTCTGAAGGTCTGTGATTTCGTCTTTTGCATATCTTAGGCTGGTTTTAATGGTATCAAAGTTATCTCTGAAAACCTGAGTATCATTGTCCTGTCCAGCAACAGGAAAATTTTCATTGATGCTCAAATAATTAATATTGCTCGCCACTGTTTATCTCCAATTGTTAACGTATGTATTTATCATATGCTTATATCCTGCGTCTTAGGATATGATTCATTCTGTTTTGTTATTGATTCCTGCGGAAATTTTAGGTATTGATCCTGTATTTCTCCGTTGACTATATCAATGATGTAACGATCTGCAACAAAATCTATTAGTTTAAAGTCAAATCCCTTGGCTCTAATTTTAGCCATTATAGATTCTGATCTTCCGGGTTTGGTATAACAAAGCACCAGGGCCTTTGTATATCCTAATTCTACTGTTCCCGTATCCTGTATGCTACGCATCCAAAGAGGCAAAAATTCACGATCTCTTTCTCCGATCGCTCTAATTCTTCCTCTCATGTTTTTTACTGAATTTGGAAATACTTTCTGTAAATCGCTATCACTAACAAGCGGAATATCACTGTCGATCCTTATTGAACTCTGGCTAACCAATACCTTGCTGTTGATGTTATCCTTTAATTCAATCTCAGCATTTATGCTCGTGCCATCTTCTTTTTCATATTCATCTTTTAGATCAATATAAATGGCTTCATAAATTGTTTCCTGTGTTTCCGGATCTTTTGCTTTGGCTGATCTCAGATCTCCAAATGTGAATCTTTTTCTATAATGATTTCTACTCATTGCCTGTATGTATCTTACCGCTTCAACACTTTCAATTCCAGCAAATAATAAAGTCTTCAATTCTGCTTGAACACCAAAATTTTCATCTCCATATCGATACATATCCTCAGGAACAAACACGGTTCCGTCAGTAATAAAGTTAAACCAACTGAATCTCTTTTCTTTGCTTTGTAATGCCTTGCAATAAAGATTAGAAAATGTCTTTTCATTTTCAGCCACGACCTTTATGGTAAAGTCTTTTTCGGATTCAGCAAAATTTGCACCGTCAATTGCTTTAACTTTGAAATTAAAAATCTTGTCGTAACTCGTTTGATCATCATCAAACGTTGTATTAAAACTTCTTGAACCTGTAGAATCAATCAATGCACTGTCCTGATCATAGAATCTTGTCAACCCATCTTGATCACTATCGGAAAACTGTCTTACCTTACCCTGTAGTATTCCGGTTGGTAGAAATGTTAATCCTGGAGGTACCTCACCCGAAACAAGTTCGTATCTTATTCTTCCGCCATATAACAGACTTCGCGCCTCAACAAACAATCTACTTGGTTGATTTGGTTTGATGGTTCCGACATCGGTATTTGAAATCCATTCAATAGCACTTTCTATTTCACCTATGATGTCAACCGTAAATGTTTTAACAGCACTTGACACTCCAAGATTCCAATATTCCTCATTGTCTTCTGGTATTTCTCCAATATTATCCTTAACACAGACATATAGCAAATTCCCAAATTTAATTGCATCATTGACTGCATATGCAGTTGTTGAACTCCAATTTCCCCTTAGATTGTATGTGCCTTGTGCCAAAGAAGGTGGAAAGTTTACTGCTTCCATTGAAAATTTATAATTTTCAGTAACCGCTGCCTGGTAAGGAATTTTACCTGCGAGTTCACCAGATTGCCCATCCAGCACCAACCCAGGAGGTAAAACGCTTGGAGTTCCATCATCTGGATTAGTTTCTAAAAGAAAATAACTTATTGTACCAGTCAACGATGGGGGATCATATACATCAAGGAATATTGTAACATAATTGTTTGCTCTGTATCTTCCAAGATTTGAATCAGTGATCCAAAGTGGTTTTCTATCTCTGCTTGAATCTGCTTGGAATAGATTAGTGTCAACCTGAATAAGAGTATTGTCTGCTTGTAAAAATTCTTCAGTTACAACATAGATTTTAAACGTTCTGCTTACTGCGTTAACACCATCAGTTATTGCAACACCAAAGGTGTATATTCTACTTAATTTTTTAGGAGTTCTTCCTTGCTCACCATAGTCATATCTTTGGTCATCATAATAATATGAATCAAAACCAGTTGAATTATTCTTGGCTATATCAAGTGGAACCGTATCAAATGAATGTGTATCATATGCTCCAGTAGGTGTTGATGTGTAATCAATTGCAGCAACAGGCTCCGTGAATCCTGTTATTCTTCCTGTTTTTGAAAGTGTTAGACCCGGAGGCAGTGTTCCACTGTTAGGAATAACATAATACTGTAAAACATCTCCAGCAACAAGATCTCTGTCAGTTGCTTCAAGTTGAAAATCTACTCTTGAATCATCAAGAACAAAGTATGCTTCACCTTCTCCTACTTTAAGGAATCCTTCTTGTGTGATCCATTCAGGAAAGTCAGACCCATCAACGAACAATTTAAATGTTCTATCTTTTTCGTCTTGGGCATCGTACGCCCTAACGACAAATCTTTTTTCGGTAAATTTAGTTACTTCTCCAGGAGTTCCTTTTATTGCTCCTGTGGCTTGATCAAGATATAAACCCGTAGGTAGTGAACCCGCAATAATTTTGTATTGTAGATTACCGATATCAGTTGATGCTTGGAGTACTATGTTAACTGTAATTCTTTCTTCAAGTGTTCCAAGGTCTCCTGCTGGCGTTATCCAAGTCACTGCCATTAGTTGCCTCCTACGTTAGACCGCCACAGTCCAAATTTAAATCAGAATCAATAGTTAGAGTTGCAAAGTCAATATTGGCAGCCGTGAAAGCAAGTTGTAAAGCATTGGTAAAACCAGTTTCAGAAATTGGTCCAAAATCGAACGAAGTTAGATATTCCGTTACGGGAATGGTATTTTTAATATTGATTACACCACTTCCAGCAAGTGCGGTAACTTCAATATCCTTGACTCCTGTCTGAGAACCAGTTGATGCTGTTCCTTGAATTGTAATTTGTTGATTAGCAGAAGCCTGCAATGTTCCACTGTCAGTATCAATTCTTGTAAATGCATCTGGTTCCGTATTATTAACTATGATACTATCTGTTGCTTCATCAAGAACTATCTTAGTACCAGAAACAAGTTTCTTAAATCTTAATTCGCTACCAACCTTTTCCTTAAAAAGACCAACACCTGTTGTTCCCGTATTTGTTACCGTAACTGTAAGTTCGGCATTAAGATCAGCAAAGTTGGCATTGACCTTTTGAAACGCGGTTCTTAGATCATCACCAAGACCATCGTTTACCACGTTACCTATATTAATTGTTTGAATGTCTGCCATTTCGCTTCCTATATCTATATTTAGTGGAGATCTGCCCACCCTGCTGCACTGTCATTATTTGCATCAGCAGCATACCCTTGAAATTTTCCTGTTGTTGTATTGTAAACCATCATACCAAAAACTGGTGTGAGTGCATCTATTTCAGCCTGCGTAAGTTGTGGAGGCCCAACATATAACTCATTAAAGTTTTGATTAATCTTGTTAAAGGCAGTTCGTAGGGTATCGCCCGTTCTGTCGTTTGCGCTTGTTCCGATATTTATTGTACGCTTAGCCATTTATCTACGCCCCTAAAAACTTCCCAATGTTGCTTTTTTCCAAGCACCAGTACTTGTCTTAACCCAAATAAAACTGTCATCAACTCTAATTTCGTATGTCTGACCATCTGCAAATTCGCTTGCTGGAGTGGTAGATCCTGGAACGTGTATACCAGCGACCGTTCCTGTTGGACCATCTATTATGGTTGTTGAATCATCAGCAAACACCGAACCTGTTAGGTTACCGGAAATACTTTCTGATTCAATTGGTCCTACAATTTTTCCTTCCACTGCATCAACAAGTTTTGTTGAATCATCAGCAAATACTGAACCAGTCATGTCACCTGTTTGATAACCAGTTAAATTACCTGTAACATTACCTGTAACTCCGCCCGATGCAACAATATTTCTATTTGCATTAATTGTGTATCCTGAGCCTGCTGTTAAATCTAAATTGGCTGATGCAACAATCTGTATAGCACCTGGACCAGTAGAGCCACCATTTGCAATAGTAAGGTAACCGTCATATCCAGCCATCCAAGTTTGGCCTCTCAATGTGCCCCAAAGTTCATCTGCATAAACTTTGTTTTCTACAGCATCAACAATCTTTGTAGAATCATCTCCAAAAACTGAACCTTTAACATCTCCAGTGTGGTAACCTGTTGTATCGCCTACCAAGTTTCCAGTTACATTGCCTGTAACATCTCCAGTAATATTACCCGTAACATTTCCTGTTAGATTGCCAAAGAATCCACCAGCAGCATAAACTTTGTTTTCCACTGCATCAACTATCTTGGTTGAGTCATCTCCGAACACTGATCCGATGATATCGACAGTATTATCAAAACTAACAGTGACCTTATCGTTAGGGGCATCAGTTGTTAAAGTGATTCCATAACCTTCCGCAATTTCAAGTGTATCAGCAACACCATCTGCTTCTATGGTTGTTTGTCCAAATATTGAAACGAATCTAAATGCATTACCCGCCGGAGCACTGTTGGTAATTGTTGCGATACCAGTTGCCGTATCAGTAAACACGGTAATACCAGTACCAGCCTGTACTTCAATTACACCGGTGTTTGTTAATGTTAAAGTTCCTGTAGCACCGCTTGTTATAATTCCAACTCCTGCACTTCTTCCACTTGCAATTGCTGGCAATGATGTGCCATTTGATACAGAAATTACACCCGTATTTGTAACCGTTATGTTTCCTGTTGCTGCATCTACGCTTATACCTGTTCCAGCCGCAAGTTGTGTTACACCTGTGTTTGTGATTGTGATGCTATCAGCGGCTGATCCAGCAACCAATTGCATACCTGTACCGGAGTAAATTGACAGTGTGTCATTGGTATGATCCGCTTCCACTGTATCTCCATCATCAAGATTAATGTAACGGAAATATCTTTTTTCAGGATCAATAATTAGGTCACCGTTTATTGTTGAACCAAATGGTAAATCAACAACACCGGATGCACCCTTGATCTGGGCAGTACCAAGCCAAACACCATTCTGTTCATTGCCAGGAGTGTCTGAATATTCTGATATGTATAATTTTTTCCATGTATCTGTTGAGTCACCCAATGAGTATGTTGAACCCGTTTCTGGTGATACGCTGGTTGTTAAATTTTCAAAATCTATTGATGCAAAGTCTGAATATGCCTGTATGGTTCCACCACCGGATGAGTATGCATCATATGCCGTGCCATTGACGGCAGTGGTTAGTGCTTCATCGCTGTAAAGTAATAATTCATCATTGCTTGAAATCTGAACATAATAATCATTGTCGTCAAGTTGGCTAACACCCGTACTTCTGATAGTCACTCTCCATCCATTGGACATGTTGTGCTCTCTCGTACAGGTTATCTTTACGGGATTGCTTTGGTCAATGTTTGCAATGGTTATTGGTGAATAAGCAGCAACAGAAGCACCAATGATTGAAAAGTTTTCATTGATTTGATCAAAGGCTGATTTTATTCTGCTCCAGACTAATGGAGCCTTTCCTGGATTTATATTATTATCGTATGCCATTATGATCTGCCCACCGCTACTTGAATTGTTCCAATATGATCACTATCGTAATCTTCGATGGCTTTACCAACAATTGTTCCTACCTTAGGATCTGTTGAAACTGTTGCCACACCATGTATACCTGCTGTTACGAGTATGTCACCCTTCTTAATTTTTCCTACGACTTTACAAGGAACTCTACCAGTCAATGCAACAAGGTTCTTCTCACCTGGGCAAGCAGTATACATCACATAGGCTGCCGTGTTGGATACAACACCTGCTACCCTTGTATCGCCTTGTTTGTTTGAAGTTGTGACTTCCTTGTCACCACCAAATACTAACACCGTTCCGACTTCGTATTCCTTGTCACCCTCGTAGTATTCTGCAACGTCCGCTGAGTATGTTGCCTCAAATCTTGATTCGTTTGGTGATGTTCCTGTTAGCGTCCATCTACCAGTTATCGTTCCTGCGGTTGTGTTTCCGCCAGTTGTAATTGCATTTACCTGTATGCTTGAAGCAATGATAGGAGCATTTGCAGTACCTGCCTGTGTTCTGAATTGGTGGGTGTTATTATCATAGTAAGTAATCTTATCAGTGGTTAGCGTACCATCCTGTAGATAGATACCACCGTTGGTTCCATATGTGTGTAATCTTACGAAACCACCCGATCCAGTTGTGCCAGTGTCAAGCGTTTCAATACCATCAACATAAAGTGCTTGTAGGTCAGCATATCTTCCACCAAAGTCACCATTTGAATCTCTTCTAATTAATTTGTTTGCTTCAACCGTTGAACTTGAACCAGCAGCGTAGTTGATTACTGCATAGTCGCCATCCAATGAACTTGACGAAGCACTTATTCTTGCAAGGAAACCAACGCTTGAAAATTGTGATTTCTTAACAGCACCACCGGTATCAACGACCTGAGCCATTGACACATCAGAAGCATTTGCAGTTGTAAGAGTATTGTTACCCAATACACTTGTGGCAGCAATCTGTGCAAGTTTAGTTTTAGCAACACCATTGGCTTTTAGTGTTACGAATCCATCAGTTACAGTGAATACTGCACTGTCATAACTTGATAGACCACTTGCTGCCTGCTTGACCGCAGCAGATCCTGTAGGAGCAGCCGCTCTTGTTGTTCCAAGATTCATCAATAGTTTGCTCTGCGCAATGTCAGCAGCACTATTGATATCAGCATCTAAAATTGTATCAGGATTAATTTGTGCATCAATTGTGTTTGCAGTTGAATCAATGTTTAGGCTGATATCTCCAACCACCGAACAGTTAATAGCATCTCTGTCGTTACCAGTAAACACCAATATTTGGTTTGATTCAAGATTATTAAAGGTAAAGTTCTGTAAGTTATCAAATGTTAAACTTCTAAGGTTTAATGCGTCGGTTGGATCCACAGGATCTGCAACCTGTACAATTTTATTATTACCCATCTGTAGTTGGCCTTTCATAGCCAACTGTCCGCTTAATGCTACAAAACCACCACTGGTCGGTGGAATCAAGTTGTCAGCAGTTACTGACGAACCACCATGGGTTACACCAAGCCTTCTATCAATGTAAAGTCTTGTTGCGTTTTCCGTTGGTACAGTATCAACGGCGTTATCAGTAAATCCTGAGTCTGTTGAGAATTCAGCAATTGGAACACCACGCTTGAATCCAATACCATCCAAGTTACTCAACGCAATCGCTGCGGAGAATGTTACTCGACCAGTACCTTGGTCAACTCGGAAGTAAGGACCAACGCTAAAGTTACCATATTGGTCAGTGGTTACATAGAACACACGTCCAACATCTCTTTCTTCTGTTTCGCCGTCGGCATTAATTGCATTAACTGGTGGACCGTAAATTTCGTTTGGATAGTTTGTGTCAGCGTAAGATCCCGTACCAATGTCAAGTAAGTCATGTGATGTAACACGTGTTAATGAAATTCTAATTGTTAATGTACCATCAGCACCCAGCGTTCTAATAGGAACTGCTGATCTTGCCGTATAGGTTGCGCCAAATTCAATAATGCTATCTTCCAGTGGTCTATTAAGTGTTACACGTGCATATGCTTCGTCAAGATCCTCTTCTGATTCGTATGAGTCAATAACGTACTCCTCTCCTTGGAAGTATAAGATTGATCCCGGAACCCTCGTTCTTTCTTCTGGAGCAACAGGTACAACTGCAAAACTTGAATCTCCCACCCTACCAGTCACGAGTGCATAACTTTGTGTTCCAGACTGTGTTCCGCTGGTGTCTACTTGAACAGCAGCCCCAAGCGTTGGATATTCAAGACTGATAGTAAATGTATCAGCACTTGGAGTTGAATAAACAAAATAATGAGAAGTAGCATTAATACCAGTAGGTAAATCTCCAGTTGTTTCAAATCTAATAACATCACCCTGGCTTAGTCCGTGAGTTGTTTTTGTAATTACTGCCGGACTTGCCACGCTTATGGTACAGTTTGTAAATGCTCCAGGAGTTACGGGGTTAGCACCAGATGTTCCAACTGACTCACCTGGTTTATAAATTGTTAGGTCGATGTAGTTATAGTTTTCTCTAAGTGTGGTTCTTGCAAGACCTTCTGCTGCTGCATAATTAGTTCCGGATCCGGCTCCAGTTACGTTTACGGCAGTACCATTCTTGGCCGTTGAAATGTTAAACTTGTGACCAGTAAGTCCACCCTCAAGAACAAAATAGTCCTGTGATCCACTGATTCCCGTTGGAAGAGTTCCGCCAACATTTTGGAATGAAACAAGATAGTCTGCTTTCTGTTTGTGAGGTATGATACATTTAATTGTTAGGCTTGATCCATTGGTAAGCGTGTAAACTGAACCACCCAGAGATGTTGAAACCGTAAATTGATTGTAATTAGGAACATCAATGATGTAGTAAGCAACACCGCTATTAAATCCATTTGATGTTGATTGCGGAAAAATTACATCATCAACTTTTAATCCGTGTGGCTGACTGGTTGTACAAACATTGCTTGCAATGGTAGTTATTGTTCTTAGATATTGAATTTCGGTTGGCGAAGCCGTGCTAATTAATACTTCATCACCAAGATATGTATCTCCTGATGTTAAACCTCTCGTATCTTCATAGTTTTCAAATTGTAACACACGATAAACATCAGTGTATTCGTTTAGTACCAAACCAGTTGATGGTCTTGTTGCAACATCAACAATGTCACCAGTTAGAATAACCTGAGAATTTGATCTCAACGTCATTACCGTGCCATCTGTGATTTGATCAAATAGTCCTTCGAAATTTCCTGTTTCGTCTGATGTTAAATTAAGTCTTGCAACGCCCGCGGGTAAATCTGTTGTTGTAACAGAAGTCACAGGATATCTATAAATTAGGTGTCCGTGGTCGACTTCAAGTTCCGAATTGTTTAATGGAGTGTAATCATAATTTGTTACATAGATAAACAAACCATTTGCTGTGTTGGCATATGAAGGAGTTGGAGCATAACAGTCAACTCTCTGTGTCAACTCGTGATATAATGATACGGGAGTTGGAACTTCGAGTGGATCACTACCTTCCGCAACCAATGCATACACACCATGTGAACTTGAACCACCAATACTTCTAATCTGCGCACCGTTCAGTGACATGTATGACGCATAACAGTAGTAGGTAAACATTGACACTGCTTCTGTCAAGCCACCGTTGGTAGCCAACAAACCATAACCCATGTCAGCAACCTGCGTAAAGTCGTTTGACAGCATTGATCTGTTACCAGGCATCAATACTTCATAAATTCTTTGATAACTGTGTGTTCCACTTCCTGCGCTGGTCGTTGCCACGAGTGTATCACTACCAAATGTTGTTGAAAGCCTAAATGTATTATTTGTTCTTCCGCTTTCAGCAACGTAGTATTCTTTTCCAGCAATGATACCTGCTGGAAGAGAACCAGTGGTTGAAAACACCACCGAAGCGCCAGATTCAAGTTGATGGTCGTTGCTGGTAATAACGCAAGGATCAGCATTACTAATTGTTACACCACTGACCGCACCAGGTGTTAAACTGATAGGAGTTGTTTCATCAAGAACAAATGTTGCCGTACTTCCGCTTGGACTGTAAGAATAATCTCTTACATAGTTAATCTTGTATACATCATCGCCTACGATAAACGAAGCAGGCAATTGTGGAAATCTATCTAATCCACTAACACCAATTCTTGTTGAGGATGTTGAAGTCTCATGCTTGAATTGTAGGTTACCTGAGAACCCGTCAACGAACATACCACCTGCAAATGTTTGTGCATTAATTGATTTGGAGAAAGAAGCACACTCCTGTGCATAAGGTGACTTAGCAAGTATCTGTCCTTGTGGATCAAGAATCATTGAGAAACCACCATGCCCTTGCATGGTCATCGCTCTTAGTATTACTGCATCATTACACAGGAACACATCCATTTGATCATTTTCTTTAGGATAGTTTACTGATCCACTATTGTCAATGACGTCTTCAAGAGCATCGAACAACTCACCAATAACGGTATCGGCATCAGTTTCTCTCACATATGCATTATCAATAATTTGAGGGAATACTTGGTTGTAAACTGTGGTAATTGAATTGTTGTCAATTACATTTCCGATTAATGTTTCCAGATGTTGTAAGGAAGCAATGGTCTCGGATAATTGAGTGGTAATTGCTATTCTACCACTTGCATTTTGATAGTATTTTAAACCTGCTGATATTGTTCTATTGTATTCACCATACTTCAAATCAAAGATCATTGCGTCAATGATCAATCCTGCATCACGCTTACAGAGGCTTTCGTTATACGTAAATGAAGTTGTGAATGGTGCTATGTTGTTTGCTATCTGATAATTGATCCAGGCAGTAACTTCGTTTTGTAAGAAGTTTCTATTCAAACGAATTAATTCTGCCGCTGAATTATAACCACCACCATTGTTGATCTTAGGATAAACAGGTTGTGTTGAATCATGTAGGTAATGATAACCATACAATTGTGTGGCAGTTGTCATTCCATCAATTGTCGTGTCTCTTCTAAATCTTTGGAATGCCCAAGGAGAACTTGAAGTTCCCTGTCTTGGTTTAATAATTACACGTCTAAATTCATCACCAACGATGGCAACGTTTTGTGGAACCTTTAATGGATAGTTTTCTTCGTATATTCCACTTTCCACCAATACTGTAATCTGTGTTTGGTTTGTGATATCGCCATAGGAAATTGGTTCACCATTTTGGAATGATCCATACTTGATATCAACATCAAATATTTCATTTCCTTCTGAATCCAATGCTCCTTCGTGTGCAAGAATCTGAGCAAGTGCACCTGATGTCTCTCCCTTGAGATACAATCCTTCTCTTATGTCTCTTCCTCTAAATGCCACTTCCGTATCGGTTAATACGTCACCAGTAAAGTCTGTTCTGAATCCACCAGTGGCTAAGAAGAATCTTGGAAGGTCGGCAGTAACAGTTGGTAATGTTGTAAAACCAGAACCGCCATCAGTGATATCAATTTCAGTAATTACTCCGCCCGTTACTGTAGCGGTACCAAATGCGCCGGTTCCACCACCACCTGTAACTCGAACTGATACAAGACTGTATCCACTACCACCTGATGAAATTGTAACATTGTTTACCTTGTATGTTACATCAAAAGTTACTCCATTACCGAATGAACTGTCCGTTGTTGTAGCAACACCAGACGAACCAGGTAGTACTGTATAGTTACCTGATGAAAGTTGTCTAAATGTTACAACGGCACCAGGAGAAGTTGCTGTTGATAATACTTCATATCTCGCAGGAGTCCCAGTACCTCCGGAGAGTGTAATAACATCTCCTGCTTCGTAATTGGAGCCAACACTGTTAAGAGTAATTGTGTCGACACTCATTCTTGGTGCTCCAACAAATCCTGCTCCCGAACTTGGAGAAGTATCAATCTTGCTTAGTGTTACAACACTCGCACCACCATTATAAGTTAATAATTTTTTGTAAGGACCAATATCATCATTTGATTCAAGTAAAATTTCTTCTGCACGTTTAAGTGCTGCCTCGAGAGTTCTATATGCGTATGCAAGTGCTCTACCCTGTAGTGCGGTACTCACTCCTGGTCTTTCGTCTTCACCTGAAGTTGCAACATATAAATTGACCGAACTACCAAAAGCAGAACTGTCAACATATTGTTTAGTTGCTGCAATCAAACCATCATAGGTTTCGTCATCATCTGGTTCTGGTGATCTTGAAAGAATTAATGGTCCACTCATTCTACCAAAGGCAGAATTAACTGTTCCAGTCTCAGGGTCGATAGCGTTTACGCCTGCACGTGAAATTTTTGTGTCTACATAGGCTTTGTTTGCTGCTTCTGTGTCTTCAGTAGGTTCAGCAAGATCCTTAATCTTGTATGTGTTGCCACCAAATTGTACTGATAAATTTCCACCAAGTTGTGGTGAAGGATCTCCGGAAATTTCACTGAATTCAGTGGAAATAATAATTTGATTTTCGTTACTGGAATTGTCAATAAGCACTCCAGTGCCGCCAGTGATCTGTTTGAATTTAAGTCCGTCAGTTGTTGGGTTAACAGCAACTACCGCATTTTCCTGCCCGATGTATGAGGACGGTGTATCATCAAGTCCTGAAAATGTTAATTTTTCGCCAAGCCCGAGCGAACTGTATAGTTCTCTAAAGTTATCATTAACTTTACTAAACGAATCTCTAATACTATCGCCGGTACCGTCATTACCAACTGCACCGATATCAATAACTTTTCTTGCCATCTTTTCCCCTGAAGGTCCTTTTTACCCAAGTATTTATCAATTCATTCTATAAGCCTAATGTAAAACTGTAAATACTACACTATGTTTTTAGGTACAGAACAAATTTTAAGCGAGCATATACGCAGGAGCAAACTGGGTAAGGAACACAAGTATAAGCGTGTTAAAACCATAGTCAAACTCCAATGCGATAACTGTGACAGTGTATTTACCAGGGATCTTAAAAAGATCAGCAGAGCCCGGCTAAACAACAACTATTTTCACGTATGCTCGAATTGTGATGCAAAGAGATTTGCACAGCGCAAGGGCGTGGAGCAGAAACAGATATGGAACATGCCTGCGAGTGCTGACCTTCCAATATCAAAATATTAGCAGTTAATTAAAATCCTACGCTTTCGCCGCAGCCGCAACTTGATTTAGAATTGGGATTGTTTATCTGTAGATAGGAACCAAATACTTCTTCAACATAATCTATTTCGGTTCCAACAAGAAATAGTAGACTGTTTGAATCTATAACAAATTCACCATTGGGTAATTTAATAACTTCATCACCAAAATCTTTTGAATCTGTCATTTGCCAGTCATAGGAAAATCCAGCGCACCCACCGCCCTTCATTGATAATCGAACGATGGGTTTACCGGTTTTTTTAATTAGGCTTTCCATGTGCCTAATTGCAGAATCTGTTAGATTAACTGCATCTGGCATTATTCACTCTTCCAAATAGTCCACGCACCGTATGCGATTGCCGCATATGCGAGTAATCCTGCAAGAGGTTTAGCAATTAAAACTACAATGCCGAGCGCAATTAGTGCTGCTCCGTCCCACGAAGTTCTTTCTGTGAAACGCTTTGCTACCCATCCTTTGAATTTATCTAACATAGTTTTTCTCCTTATTTAGATTTACGAGGTCTGCCTTTCTTGGCAGGCGCTTTTGCTGCTGGTTTTTTCTTAGCAGCAGGTTTCTTTTTCACTTCCATTTCTTTAGTAAGGACCAATGGTTCCTTTTTAGAAGGCGTGAAAAGATTCTTTAACCAATTTAACATTTTATTCTCCTGTAAGTCTTTCGTTAACTGTTGACCAGTTTATGATTTGCCATATTGAATTTAGGTATTTGTCTTTGGTTGTATCAAGCAAATATGAGTGTTCCCACATATCAACAAGGAATGCGATTTCAGTTCCTTTCTTAAAATCTTGATTTGGAATTAAGTCTAATTTGCCTTTTACATCCATGTAACACCAACCACTACCTTGTAGGCTTTTGGCTTTTTCTATGAATGTCTCTTTGAATTTTTCAAAGGATCCAAACTTTTTGTTTATAAGTTCTTCGGATGCTTCTGAAGGTTTGTTTCCTGAACTTGGAGATTGTAGCATCGGCCAAAAGAGATTGTGTAGGTGTGCACCACCAAAGTTAAATGCATCATCGCCCTCTTTATTGTTGTAGCGATCAACATATCCTTTTGATAACACTCCGTAGTGTAAATCAACGGTTTCTTTGCTCATAACTGGTTCCAATGCATCTCGGGCATATGGTAACTTATTAAGAACCAGAGTAGGACGTTGCTTTTCTGCTTCCGCTATAAAATCTTTAAGTTCTTTTAGCATCAGATGTATTTATGCATATTGCTGATCAGACTCATAAAGAGCGATGCTTGCCAAATTCTTGGCCTTGCTCTCCACCATGATATCTGCATAATCTCGGAATGATAGAGCCCATTCATTGACTGCTGTATTCCACATAAAGTCCGAATGCGCTCTTAGTTTCTGTTTCTTGTACCCTTCGGTTAATAGAAAATCCATGTTAGGTCTTTTATCTGTAGGATGATCTACAAGCACATCTTCACGGCTAACACTGTAATGAATTACAGGACGCACACCACGCCAACTATCTACTATGCGACTAAATCTATCGTCGGTGGGTTGAATGTATTCTCCACTATTGACCCAGTGATGGTGTATGTCAAGAACGAGTGCAACGTGGTCGGCAAGTTCGAGGCTTGCGTCGATGCCCCAGGACATTTCGTCATTTTCGATCGTGATTGTGTTTCGTGCTTCTGGCGAGAGTCTCGGTAATACATCAATGATGCCTTGTGGGCCTTTTCGACCGGAGATATGCACATTGCATTTCGCATCTTGAAATGATTGACCGTAACCCATCCAGCGCAGGACATCGGTGTGATATTCAAATTCTTCTATGCTCCTTTCAACAATATTTGGATTGTCAGAAGCAAGAACAGTGAATTGCCCAGGGTGCATACTAACCCTAACATCAAGTTCCCTTGCACGAGCTCCGACGTTAGCAAAGTTCTTTTCGCAATATTCTCGAACGTCAGGCTTGCGCCAAAAGTAAGACCAAGTAGGTTCAGTATAAACAGGAAGAACATCACTGCCCAACCTAACCATTCGTAATTCATTTGGTAATCCTCCAACGTAACAGATAAGGTTCATGTATGACTGAATGTTATGAACCATGATATCCCATAGTCGCTGTTCTGCAACGTCCTTGGGTTGGCTGTTCAACCACCTAACGGTGGTTGCCTTTGTGTTTAATGGACGCTGAATTTCCTCGAGAAGTTTCTTCTTCTGAGTCTGATCAGGGTGCATGTATTTGCAGGCAAAGCCTATGCGTTTATGTTGAAAATTCGTCACGTAATATTTTCCAAGTTTCTTTATAATCTTTTACATTATAACAGAAACCCAGGTCCCTGTCAATGATTTCTCTTTTTAATGGATAATCATTTCCTTCGGCATGCATTGCATCACCAAAGAAATGTAGAATATCATTTTTTGGATCGAAATCTCTTAGAATTTGGCTCTTGTCAGAACCCTTTGGAAATATGTCTATGCCCGTTTCTCCACCTACCTTGGCCTGTATGTCCGAAAACATGGTTTCAAATGCACGTGCTATTCTATTGCGTTCATTTATGCGAACATCATGTTCCACGTATAACTTTCTCTCACCCAATGTTGCATTGCGTCCAACCACACTAAAGTTACACATACCAGGACGGTGTTCAAAGTGCAAACCAGTTCTAAGAACGAATTCACTTTCGGTCATGCATTGTGTTAAGAATTGTGTAGGAAGTTCGGGTAAATGCCAGTCGCTGGTGTGAACATTCTTGTCCTGTTCCCAAGCATCACTGCCTGAACAGTTATACACACGCTCGGCAAAATTATAAATTTTTGATCCTACCTGTTCAAGTGTCTTGTTCCTATCACTTCCTGTAACAAGATAGGTATAATTTTCGGTTTGAAAATTTAAAAACCACTCTTTAAAGTCAGGATCAATTGGCCTTCTGCTTGGTGTTAGGGTACCATCCACATCAAATATAAATCTATTAACAACGGTCATTTCCAATTTTCCGCCACAAAATGATCTTGTACTGAATCGGGACAAGGATCTCCGTGAAATACAGCAATAGAACATTCTGGATCCACTTTAATGTCATTGCGAATATTTCTAAATTGTCTTTTGCCATGAAGAACATGCAATTCTTCTCGGCTTCTAATTTCCCACTTATAACTTTGTATCCATAGCTCTGGCCAAAATTTTATAATTTCTCTTGAAGTTTTCCAAATCCAATCCTGATCTCCATGCATTCTCATGGCTGTTTGTGGTGCTTCCTTGAATTTTTTGAAAACGTGTGATTGTGTTCCGTGTTTCCAACTCATCACACTGCTATTAAGATATCTCCAGTTAGGATGAAATTTTCTATTAAAATCTCTAATCCCCATAAAATCATCATTATAGATTTGTGTGAGTTTGTCAATGTTACCACAGATCACAACATCAAGATCCATATATAAAATTCTTCCAGTTATAGGAAGTTTAGGATCGAACATGTGAACCTTGTGCCACCAACCTTTGGCATAGCCTTGATTAGGTATTACTATTGATTCGACGCCTTCGATAGGTTTAGGGTCATCTGTTAGACAATACAGTTTATAAGGAACCGTAATGTTTCTTTCAATCATGTTCCTTAATTTAACAACATAATCCTGTCCATACTTATTACCGAATCGAACACAAAGAATGTTTGTATCGTCGGTATTAAGCCTGCCAAGTTTTAAAGAACGAGATTGTTCTTTTTTAAACTTGCGCTCTCTCTTGAGTGCTTTTCTCTGTTCCTTAGTTAGATTTTCTTTTAACGATTCCATCTATCTCCACCAATTCTTCTAATAAATCCTGTACCGTATTTAAGTGAAGCATATTAGGACCATCGCTTGGAGCATTATCCGGATCTTCGTGAGTTTCGATGAAAAGAGCACCTACCTGTCCTGTAGCAATGGCCGCTCTTGCTAACGTAGGTACCATAGTCCTATCCCCTCCTGAACTTGAGCCAAGTCCTCCGGGTTGTTGAACAGAATGTGTGGCATCATATACCACGGGATAACCAGTGCGTGCCATAATGGGTAAAGAACGCATATCGCTAACAAGTGTATTATATCCAAAACTTGCTCCTCTCTCAGTTAAAAGAATGTTTTCATTACCTGTTGAGGCAATTTTATCTGCAACATTTTTCATATCCCATGGTGCAAGGAATTGACCTTTTTTAACATTAACGACCAAACCAGACTGGCCGGCTGCCAACAATAAATCAGTTTGTCTACATAAGAAAGCAGGTATTTGTATAACATCTATTCCTGCGTCTTGACAATCATACGCATGATCAACTTCATGGATATCAGTTAATACCGGAACTCCGAGATTTTCTTTAACAACAGAAAGCGAATATAAACCATCATCCAACCCAACTCCTCGTTTGCTACCAAGGCTACTTCTATTAGCCTTATCGAAACTACTCTTATAGATAAAATTAATATTAAGTTTATCAGTTATTTCTTTAAGCGTGCCTGCAACATCAAGTGCATGTGCTGTGCTTTCAATTTGACAAGGTCCTGCAATTAATGTAAATGGCAAATCATTTGAGATTTCAAAATCTTTTATCTTTACTTTTTTCATATTATCCTTCATAGATTGCACTGTTGGCTCCGTGTTCATAACACTCCACGCTTTTCACTCTTACGGTTGTGTTAAGTGCTGTGCCTTCTTCTTTTTGTTTTTTAATGATCTCTTCCATCTTGTAGTATGCCATTTCAGCAAATCGTTCTGCTCCCACAGCAGGAACCACTCTCACATCTGCCACATGCTTGGGTAGGTTCTCAAGAAGTGTTCTTTCAGGATCATCTTCTGCGATAACAGTTGTGTGATCAAATGTATCTTCCAACCAATTTTTAAATTCTTTAAGACCACCAAAGTCCATAACCCAGTTACGTTCATCAAGTGTGTCGCACTCAAAGATTAATTTAAAACCTAAACTGTATCCATGAAGTAATGAACAGTGCGAGTGTGTACTGCGCCACTGTCTAAAACAGCAAGACAGACCTCTGTCATTACCATAATTTTTTGTACTATAAAATTTACCCATCTCTTGCCTCCTTTATAATTGCTTTAGAGTAAGTTTGACGGCAGAATATTTTGTGAGGGTTGACGTCTGAGTCCTCTATTAACAATATATACATTATACTTGGCATAAAAAATATTGTCAACCATTAAATTTATCCAATGTTTCAAAAAAAACATTTTGTTGTTTCCAGGATTTTGGAAAATCCCAGTCGTTGGTATTTACTACTTTAAACTTAGTATCAGGATAATGTTGGAACACTTTTGCTATTTGGTATACCCAATATGAATAATCTATGGGTTTTGAAGTTTTATGACCATAATGTTTTGTTCCTTTGTAGACATTATTGATCTTATCATCAAACGGATAAAGGTCAAACCCTATTAGAGTAACGTCATCTGATAATGTTGCTCCAACAAGAACTGCATATGGTCCGCTACCCCAATGAATGGGATTATCAATTTTTCTTTCTTCGGAATATGGAAGATCGGGAACCTTTTGTATTCTATTATCCTTTTTAATTTTTTTGAAATAGTTTAACCAATCTTCTCTTACATAGATCATTGTGTCCTTGGTATTTTTGCTGACAATGGCTTCTTCAACCATTCTTCTATCGCAACAGACTATGTGATCAACTGAATAATCTCTTTGAATGGCATTGCATCCAACAGTTACATAACTTTCTAAGATTGTTGTAAGATCGAGTGCCCTCCTACTTTCCCCGTTGCCAATTACCAACGAGTTCAAGGGACTTACCTAATTTCGCCGAACGCCGCCCATGTACCAGGGTTTCCAGCCTGTACACAGATCCATCCAACAAAACTTTTTGCTGTTGGTTCTGAATTCCAAACTATGTCGCCCCTATTATAACTACCACTGGTTGGTGGACTTGATCCGTTTAGATGAACTTTATCATTAAACTTGATCGGACCGCTAACGTGTAAATCAACATTAGGGTCAGGTGTATTAACACCAATTGCTACTTTTCCTGATACCTTAAAGTTTTTGGCAACAGAAATATCACCGCTTGCCTTTATTGACATGCGTGTAGTATCATCAGTCTTAACTAAGAAATCGTTACTACCAAAAGTTCCAATGAAACCCTTAGTAAAATCTTCAGTACCCACTACTACTTCAATTCCATCTTCTGCTATTGAAAGAGCAGCATTTGGTTGGTCAGTGCCAAGTCCTAATCTATCAGTACTGCCATCGTAATATAGGTATTGGTTAATCGATACAGACCCTTCAACTACCAAACCTCTTAGATTACCAACAGTTCTTAAGTTACTCTTAGTTACTGAAGTGCCTAATGAGTCACCAGATAAAACATCAACACCGTCAATTTGATATGATTTACCTTTCTGTAAATCAATATTTTCAGTTGTAAATAATCTATCAGGATTAGGAAACAGTGTAAGTTGTTTTGTGTAGTCCTTGCCTGCCCAATAAATGCCCTTATTATAGACATTATCAGTAAAACTGATAGAAGAATTAGCCGTTAGCGTTCCGTCTTCTAACAGGGCAAGTTTAAGTGCTTCTAATGATGCGGTGATCTGTTCTCTGTTCATACTACTATTTATTCTTTATTGTGTAAAAGAATCCCTTATAATCATTAATATACAGCCACTAAAACGGTTTCTTGGTTAATTCTACCGTTCATTTTTACCGGCGTTGTAGTAAGTTTTTCAAACCAATTTTCAAACTTCTTACGTGTATTTAACTCTTTTACTTCCTGTAGTTGATCTATGGGTTTACGCAGGGTGCAGGCAACGCTTTTTTCTTCACTAAATCTTGTTAATGTAGTTCCCTTGATGTTTAGTCCGCTACCTTCTCTACCACCACCCAATGGATCTTCCACGCTGGTATAATAGATTCCAAGTTTTCTTGTTTTGCCATTAAACACAACCAAGCAATTTGCACCGATTAGTTTTTCCGGTGGTATGCTGGCTATTGAATATTTTTCATCGGAAATTTTATATTTTATTTTTTTCACAAGTTGTTCAGGAGCCTTCTTGCTCATTTTTCTTGGCTTCCTATTAGCCTTGGATTCTGCAATGATGGCATCACAAGCACCTATGATTGAAACACAGAATTCGTATAGTTTTTTTACTTCGGGTTTTTTATAGTGAGAGTATGCATCTTTCAATTGTTGTACATAATCCTTTTGTAATTCATCCATTTTAGATGTATCGGGTGGATTAAGAAGTTCTTTGTATTCTTCAAGATGATTGATGTAATGCATTGAAATTAATCTTGCGTGTGGTTGTTTGCACCCAAGCATTCTTAATTGTTTTGCTGGCTGAACATCTCTGAAGTCAGTTCTTTTTCCTTCAAGGAAATCATCAAATGCTGCTTCTATAAATTCACACATGATTGAAGTTGCTTCTCTAATTCTTTCCTGTATGGTCGGAACGTATTTTTCTTGACTAACTTCTTCTTGTTTCTTTTCTTCCTCTATCATATTTTTCCCTAAAGGGATCCATTCATCCAAATTTTTCTCAAGCCATTCATTACTTGGTTTTAACTTTCCTGTTGTTCCCGCTAATGATTCCCAGTATTCCGCTTCCTTTTTGTTATATGCCGGCATTCCGCTGAGCAGCATTCTGCTAAGAATTGCAGCAGTTGTGCTAAGCCTCCATTTAGGCAATTTTTTAACATTTTTAATATCATCCTTACTGTATTTTTCAGACTTCTCCATGTAGGAAAAGATTGAAGGATACAGATCGTCAGGCTTGAAGTTGGAATAATACCAAGAACGAATACCTTCTTTTAATCTATGGTATTCTTCACCGCTCATTTTTTCCCAACCTTCCCAAGTTGGTTCAGTAAGTTTATTACCTCTCTTAATTTGCGGTGCTGATCTTACTTTTTTTCTACCAGCCAATTAATTTTGCTCCTCTAACAAAAATTAAAGTATATGACGATATATATCATTTGTCAAGAAAAATCATACTAAAAAGAATTAATCCCATAGATTCTCATAGTATCTGCCAAACAAACGGAAGCCATTTGATATTCTTTCCTGTTCAGCATCCATTGCTTCTCGTTGTGTTTTAATATCAAAGCGCATATACACATCATCCTTGTTTGCCTTACAGTCAAACGCATAAATCATTTCGTCCAAGACCCAGTTCCAGCGTTCAAAGAACTTAGGATCAGTGGTTCCGTCCTTTTGATAATCCATTAGTTGCTTCTTGGTAGGACGCAGTTCCTTGGGAACATCTGCTACTGCTACCCAGGGAGCACCGTGCG